CCACTTATTTCTGTCTCCAACATTGACATAACCATAAATATTGATTTTGGTTTTGTCCCATCTGTCAATCTTGAAACCTAACCCATCGCCACTTCTGTAACTGGAATCAGAATAAAATCTGACACCAATTTCATCAGATAGTTTTTTAACTTTTTGCCAATTGAATTCTTTGTAGATTTCTAAGTTCTTTATTTCTTCTTTGCTAAGGCTTCTCATCTTGGGGTCTCCCTTCCCTGACACTTCTATTGTACTACACCCCTGTTTAGTATGCAAATACCCCCAGCCCTGTTTTGTACAAGATTTCGTACGACACGAACCAGACCCCTCCCAGATACTAAACTAGGGTTATGTTATACTGGTTATATCAGGAAGGGAGAACTGATGATAAGACAAATTCAAAACCTCAATAATAAAGAATTGTCATACAGAGGTATCTATTCACACGAAATCGGTTTGAACCTGTTCTCAGAAAAGTTCCACGAATCAGGTAGCGAAAACCCATGCACCGTTTGTGGAAGAAAAACAAACCTAACAATCGGTGTTCATGTAGGTGACGGTGGTAGCGCAATCGTTCATCCAGAAGACATTGAATTAGCGCAAGATGGTGGTTTCATGGGATTCTTTCCAATCGGAAAAGAATGTATCAAAAAAGTTCCACAAGAATTCAGAGTTATCTGGGAACAATTGCCAGAAGACAAAGATGGGTGGAGAAAATGAAACCCCAAAGCAAATGCTTGACATCTAAACAGGGGTTTAGTATTATCAAAGTATTAAGTAACAACACTTAATAAAAGGGAGGCAAAATGAATACACTGACAGAAGAACAACAAAAGCAATTCGAAAAACTAAAAAACTATGTATCACCATTCAAACTAGACAGAATCGGTGAAACAAGAGTCATCTACAAAGAACCATTAAGAGAAGCGATACAAGTTGCACAAACAATTGGATTTAATCAAGATGGAACAAACATTCCTCTAAATTCTCTTGACATATCCAAGGCTCATGTTGCCACTCTTATCGTAGAAGACCACAAACAATTCAAACAAATTGCAGGTGAAAATATTGAATCACCTAAACATCACAGAGTATTACTGCAATTAAATCAACAAAAGTCAGAAGAACCAATCGAAGTTTATTTTGACATTTTAGACAGCATGTGGTCAGCATTACCTTTAGCATCAGAATATGTCAAAGTCTTGCAACAACTACATGCAAACAAACAACAAATCTTAACCAAACTTTATGAAACAAAGTATGGTCCAGATTATCAATTCTCAAACAAAACAAAAAAATGGGTCATAATTGAAAACTAAAAGGGGAGCAAATGATAAACACATGTTACTTCTGTAAAAGAGTTATGGAATTCTTTCAAGGAATGTTGATGCCAGTGACATATCCTGATGGAATAAAATCCAGAGTGTTTACCTGTTTGTCTTGTTTAGATAAACACGATTCACAATAAGTCGTCTAAATCTGGTTCAGCATCAGGTTGACACTCACTTGTGCAATCCCCACATTGATAACACATAACTATTTCTTCTTAGGCTCTTTGACCTGTAAATCGTAATCGTAACGCTCAGAATCCTCAACCAACCACTTATCGGCATCCTCAACATCCCATTTACGAGAATTCACAAGCCTGTCAATCAACTTTGTTCCAACCTTTGTGGTGAATGATGGTTCAAACAAAAGAACACGATTGTTTGGTTGTATCGCAAAGTTACCATCTTCTCTTTCAATCACATGACCACATTTGTGTTGCCCCGGTGATTCAGAATAGCCATCATCTAAACGATTCGATTCAGCATTATGCCAATCCAAGGTAAACAGGTATTTGCCTTTCACAACTTCTTTGTGCCTGTTTCTGTATTGCATTCTCATGTTAGCCAAGTTAGCAAACCTTGTCACACTAATGAAAGGGCTGAAAGAATTCCAAAGAACCAAATCATGAATGTCAACTTCTGGGGTGTTAGGTTTTGTGCAAAATGCGTTTATTGGCATACGCCACCAAATCCCACCATCTTCCATCAAGAAATGAAACAAAGGTGAACGATTCTGAACTGAGGCAACACCGAAGATTACAACAGGGAAATATTTGTCATGCGAGTCTTGTTGGTCACGAAGAAAGTTTCCACGAACATAGCATTCGATAGGTGGAATGTTTGCGTTTAACTCAGGAATGATTATTCCTTACATATTGTAAGAAGTTTTTTTGTCTTTCTTTGGCATGTTGTAGCCGTAGCCACCCATAGCCATTTCTACATCTTCTTCTTCTTCGTCTTCCATTTCGTCTTCTTCTAATTCAATTTCAATTTCTAAACCATTAGCATCCATGGCTTTTTTCTTCTTCTTCTTTTTACCACCCATAACGGAATCAACATGAACAGTGTTCATTGTTGGTTGGGATTTCTCCATGCTTTCAATTTGTGTAAGTGTTGACATCTTATGACCAACTTGAACATCGGCTTCTTTACCTGCACGATAAAGTTGAATCAGAACTGCTGGGTCATCTTGTGTGCCATTGATTGTGAAAGATGAATCTGGAACATTGATTTTTCCGTCACGAACAATACGAATAATTTTTCCTCTTGCTGTGCCACCTGAAGAATTCCATGAAACAAAAGAACCAACTTTAAGGTCTTTTGCCTTTTGGATTAGTTCTTGCTTTTGAACAGATTGGGAATAACTTGGAAACAAAATTGTGGAAGCGTCACCTGTGCGTTCGCCTCTGGAGCGTTCAATAAAAATACCCATGGAATTATCTTACCTTACTTTTAAGCGACAAGGGATTCATCTAGGAGACCAAAGATTACATCGTCTAACTCAAGGTCAGGGAATGCTGGAAGTGGTTCTGGTAGTGGTGGTACAAAGTCATCAGGGTTGATTTCACCTGAAAGCCATTGTGTTGGTCTGGTATCGGTTGGTCTGATTCCAGAGTTTATTGCTAAGGCAATTGTTGCTTTTGTAAAGTTTCCGATACGAACTTCAACTTCGTTGGAATCAATATTGTTTACTTTAAGAATGATGGCATGATGATATGTGTCATCACGAAAAATTCTTAACTCTTGCCCAGCCTTGTAGATTCTAGGCATTTACCCAAGCATGTCGGGCTGGCTTCACACCCACTGGAATTGCTGGAGTAGTTGTAGAACTTTTTGGCACTGCTGAGATTGTTGGTGTACCTTTGAAATCATGTAAAGCAACGGCTGATTGGCTGGTCACTCCTGTGATTCTTAAATATTTGACAACACCTGTGGCGTTTTCGTAACGAACTGTTTGGTTCTTACGAACCTTGTATTGAGCAGACATGGTGTCCTTTCATAGAAACCTGTCTAAATTATATCGTTAAATTTCCCATGCTGTGAGAATTACTGATGGGATACCGGGTCTTGTTGGGTTTGTTTGTGGTCCTTCAGCATAAAGCCTCATCGCTGTGTCGGCTGAATACCAATAGATTTCTAAATATTCTGTGCTTAATAATGGGGTAATGAAATTCCATGAGGCAACTGCTTTTGCATCGTTCTTGGGCAAAGTTAATCTTGTGTTTGAATTAGGTATTGCTGTTCCGTTAATGGCAAACCAAATGTCAATATCATCATCACCTGAATCTGTTTTATCAACTTGTGCAGAAAATTGTATGTTGTATTCACTACTGTGTTTCGGTGTGATTCTTGTGTTGTTAACGATGGTTATTTGATTAGCCTCAGATGTTGTTTCAAAAATCATTGCAACTGGGGCTGTGCCACCACCTGTGTTTGTTTGTGTTGCTGTTGAGAATGCTGAAAGATTACGGAAATGGTAAGCAGTTACTTGTTCTGTGCCATCGTTGAAACGAATTAAATCGTCAACAATAAGACTACCGACTGAAGCCTCACCACGAGTAAGACGATTATTGTTTGCCATCCAACAATTTTACATCTTCCAAGGGTTAGATTGCCCAAAACTGACAGGAACAACTGGGGTGACATCAGATAACCTCTTAGGGTCATAAATTGCTAACAAAACAGCCTCAGCCCTATCAGGTGAATGAACACCTCTTCGTTTCATATCTGCCTTTGATTCGATTTGGATACGACCTGAAGAATCTGATTTGAATGTTGGACCTGCAAGTTGTGTAAGTGTTTGCCTATCAATATCTAAATGAACTGATTGTCTTCCATCAATAGGTTGCATCAAAGTTCGACCATTCCACCAAAGTTCTGCCCTAGTGTTTCTAAACTTGGACTCATCTTTGGCTCGTTCGGCAACATTGATTGGCACAATTTTTCCTTTATGTCTTCCCTCTTGCTCCCACTTTTGCAATAAAGACACAACACCCCAACCAACACCAATCGTGTCCACTTTTACTCGAACTTTGTTTGTGTTTCCACGCTTCTCGTGTTCTTCTTGTGCTTTATCGATTTCTTGTTGGATTACCTGTGCAACATCAACAGCGTTTGCGTTCTGTTTACCTGAAGAACGGTGAACAATGGAACATTTGAAACCATCAGCCTTTGCGATAACGAACTCGTCACCACCATCTGATGCAATGTCAACACCAAGTTTAATATCGTCTGACTCAATTGGGTCATCGTTTTGTGTTGCCATCTCAGCCCAAGTGAAAGGAATAACTTTTCCAACACTACTTCTTGGGAATCGAGCGTGAACTCTTGCCTCAATGAATGGTGAATCGTCACCGAATTCTGAAATAACATCATTAACCCAAGTTTCGTCAACAAGATGCGATGCAACATCATGTGTTTCAACATGTGATGGGCATGAACGACAACGCTCAGTTTTCTCACCTGTGAAGTTTGGTGTGTCATGTGCTGATATGGGAATCACATTGTAAAGAGGTGAATTGCAGATTCTTTCAAACCATGTGTCCTCTAAATCTGTTGGAGGGTTTCCTAAAACCAGAAGACGAGTGTGACCACCTGTCATCAAAGATTCCAATGCCCGACCTATCGTGTCACTAATTCCACCTGCCTCATCAACGACCACAAGAAGATTCGGTGCGTGGATACCTTGAACTGCTGTCTCATCATGCGCTGCTGGGCTGAAACCATAACCAACAACTGTGTTATTGATTTTCCATTGCACCGTTAAAACATCACCGGGTAAATCGTTTTGCGCTGCAACTTGTCTAATGTTTTTCCACAAAATGTTTCGAACTTGACGATGTGTTGTCGCTGTGGTCACTGCAACTGCCGTACCCGGAGGGTGAACACTTATCCACCAAGCAACAGCGCGTGCTGCTAAATGTGATTTGCCCGGAGCGTGGCATGCTGGAACAACTGTTCGTTTGTTATCCCTAACAGATTCAAAGATTTCAATTTGTTTCGACCATAAAGATTCACCAAGACCATCAATAACAAAACCAACTGGGTCATGCTCATACTTTGCCCACTTGTTTGTTAACTCTGCATCCAACATTTGTGAAATGACATAGCGTTCTTGGTCATTCAACTCAGCGAGCAACAAAACTCGTTCTTTAGGTTCTAGTCTGAGAATCTCGTCAACAATGCGTGTTTGCACGACTATTCACCTTTTCGTGCGTTAAGTATCTTAGATACCTTTTCTTCAATCTCCTGTGTTGAGACTTCAAGTTTGATTGGTGCGCCTTCTGCACCTGTGTGTTCAAGTTGTTGTTTACGACCAAAAACCTGTTGTTGCGTTCTCTCCAACCACCACGCTGCTGCTTGCCATGTTCCATGGTGTGCAGACTTTTGGATGATGGCAACATTTCGTGATACGGCTTCGGCTTTCGCTTTTTCTACTGCGTTGGAAAATTCCATGAATATTTGTTCATCAGGGTTT